GGTCGTTCGTGCGCGCGTTTTTTATTTAGCGTCGAAACTGTCAACTGGTTGACAAATGTTGGGCTAGGCTTTGGCAAAGGTGTCAACTAGATGGCTGAGTTGGTTACAGCGGCGAGGTTTGCAGAAGCTGCAGGATGCAGTCGTCAAGCGGTATCTAAGGCAATGAAGCTAGGGCGATTGGATGGTGCGTTGGTTGACACAGGAAGCGTCAACCCAAAGATTGATTTGCAGAAGGCTTTAGAGATTTGGGGCGTTACGGAGAGACCTAGCGCTGCATCGATGCCAAGGCGTGAGGCAAAGAAATCACCTGAGCTTGAGGCTGCACAGAAAGAGGTGCGCAGGCAGGTGACTTATGTGCAGGAAGAGGACGTGCCGGACTTCTATACAAGTCGAGCACGTAAAGAGCACTACAACGCAGAGATTGCGAAGATCACTGCTGCGACGCAGATGGATGAGTTGGTTTCGGCTGCGCAAGTGCAGAAAGAAAGTTTTGCCATGGCGCGAGCTGTGAGGGAAGCACTGACGAACTTGGCAGATCGCTTGTCAAATGAGCTGGCAGGTGAAACTGACCCTGCGAGGATTCATCAAGTTCTGACGCAAGAGCATCGGCAGTGTCTGACCGAATTGGCTGATGCTTAGTCCGTGGCGCGACGGGTTCATTGAAGGTTTACGGCCTGAGGATCCGCTGACTGTTTCTGAATGGGCTGATCGGTATCGAAGGCTAAGCAGCAAGGCAAGTGCAGAGCCTGGCCCATGGCGTACAAATCGGACGCCTTACTTGAGCGAGCCGATGGATTGCCTGTCAAATGACAGCCCAGTGCAGCGCGTGGTGATGATGTTTAGCGCACAGTCAGGCAAGACAGAAGCGGGCAGCAACTTTTTGGCGTATGTGATTGACCATGCACCGGGGCCGATGTTGTGCGTGCAACCAACGATCGAGATGGCTAAGCGTTTGTCAAAGCAAAGGCTTGAAAGCATGATTCAAGACACGCCAAGGCTGTCTAAAAAGATTGCGCCATCTAGGTCAAGAGACAGCGGCAATACGATGTTTTCGAAAGAATTTGCCGGCGGCATCATGCTGCTGACTGGAGCAAATAGCGCGACAGGCTTGCGTTCAGCGCCTTGCCGGTATTTATTCATGGATGAGATTGATGCAATGCAAGAGATACAGGGTGAGGGCGACCCTGTAAGTCTTGCAGAACGTAGAACGACAACATTTGCGCGGCGTAAAATTCTGCTTACGTCAACGCCAACGGTTAAAGATTTCAGCCGCATCGAAGCTGAATTTTTAAAGTCAGATAAACGGTATTATTACGTGCCTTGCCCGGCGTGCGGTGCGTTTCAGCATTTGCAGTGGCCGCGATTAAAATGGAAAAAAGATCAACCAGAAACTGCTGAATATGAGTGCGAGCATTGCAAGGAACGCTTTGCTGAGCACCACAAAACAAGATTTCTGCCTCAAGGTGAATGGCGAAACCATGCCCCGTTTGATGGCAAGACAGCAGGCTTTCAACTAAACGGCTTGTATAGCCCTCTGGGCTGGGCCAGCTGGGGACAGCTTGCTGATGATTTTTTACGTGCCAAAAGTGACCCTGCGGCACTGCGCACTTTTGTCAACACAAGGCTTGCTGAGACGTTCAGCGAGGATTATGCGGCGCAGGTCAATGCTGATGGGTTGATGGCAAAGCGGTTGCAGTACAAGGCAGGCATTTGCCCCGATGGCGTTGTGTTGCTGACTGCAGGTGTTGACGTACAGGACGATCGACTTGAGGTTTCAGTCTGGGGGTGGGGTGAAGGCGAAACGGCTTGGTTGATATGGCACCAAAAATTGCTTGGCGACCCAACTGCCGTTGACGTATGGGGGCAGCTTGATCAAGTCATCAAAACTGAATGGGACACAGAGTGCGGCAAGCATCTGACAATCTCCCAAGTAGCTTGCGATTCAGGCGGCCATGCAACGCATGAAACCTATAATTATTGCCGCGACAGAATCCGTCAGGGTGTTGTGCCAATTAAAGGCAGCAGCAAGCGAAGCAGCCCAGCTTTGGGAAAAGGCAGCAAGGTGGACGTGAATTGGCGTGGCCGAGTAGTGAAAAAAGGCGTTGCGCTTTACATGCTTGGTACTGACACGATTAAGACGACCTTGTTTGGCCGTATGCGACACAAAGAAGGCTTAGGCAGTATCAACTTTGGCTTAGCTGCAGATCATGAGTATTTTCAGCAGCTAACAGCAGAAAAACAGCGCTTGCGTTTTCACCGTGGTTTTCCGATCCGTGAATGGATTAAGAAACCATCAGCAAGAAATGAGGCGCTTGATTGCTTTGTCTATGCCTATGCGGCGATGCTGCTTTACAGCAGGCGTCTGCCGAAGCTGACGATGTGGAAAAACCTGGCGGAAAAGCTGGAGTCAGGGGACAAACAACCGCTAAAATCAAAGTCAAAGCCGTCATCGCCGGCTAGGTCCTTTGTGAATAGCTGGTGACGTGAACATCCCAAAGCAGATTTACGCCGGAACAACGATCAAATGGAGGGATGGCGCAGCGGTTGGACCGCTTAACGAAAGCATCACGTCAGCTGATTGGACGTTGACTTATTACTTGCGCACCAATACGAATCACGAGGGCCACACTGTTGTTGGCAGCTCTTACGGGGCTGGGTGGGAATTTACGATCAGTGCTAGCGACAGTTCAGGCTTTGATGCAGGAAACTGGTTTTTCTATGCCGAGGCATCTAAAGGATCTGAAAAATTCACGCTAGGAAATGGCCAGCTTGAAGTTTTTGCAAGTCTTGCTTACACCGGGCAGCCTGGAGCGTTTGACGGAAGGACACAGGCAGAAAAAGATTTAGATGCTGTCACTGCTGCGATTCGTTCGATCATTGCTGACAAGGTCAAGGCTTATAGCATTGCAGGCAGGTCTTTTACGAAAGTGGATCTGCCTGAATTAAGGGTTCGCGAGAGTCAATTGAAGGCTATTGTCGTTAGAGAGCGGAAGGCGGCAATGATTGCCAACGGTTTAGGCGATCCGCACTCCCTTTTCGTGAGGTTCTGACATGGGCATCCGTTCTGCATGGCGCGAACTGTGGCGCTCTAATCCTGAGCCGATGCAGCCTCCACGGGGTCGCATGTTTGGCGGTGCGCAAACCGGTCGGCTGACAGCTGATTGGGTTACCTCTGTCACCTCTGCTGATCAAGAGATCAAAGGCAGTTTGAAGCGCCTGCGGTCTAGGTCGCGTCAACTTGTGCGTGACAACGATTATGCAAAATCAGCTGTGCGCGTTGTTCGCAACTCTGTTGTCGGCACAGGTGTCAGGCTGCAAGCGCAGGTGATGCGTCAGCGTGGCGGCAAGCTTGACACACGCATCAATGAGCAAATTGAAAAAGCGTGGTCACATTGGGGCCGTAAGGACAGCTGCAACACAGCGGGGCAGCTCTGCTTTGCAGACATTGAAAAACTTTCTGTTTCGTCGATGTGCGAAAGCGGCGAAGTTTTTATTCGCATGGTGCGGCAGAAGTTTGGCCGCAGCAAAGTCAACTTTGCGCTTGAGGTGCTTGAGGCTGATCAGCTTGATGAGGATTACAACAGCCCGGCCACTAAGCCAGGCAACGTCTGGAAGCTTGGCGTCGAACTAGACAAGTTTGGGCGCCCTGTCAGCTATGCGTTTTTAAGCCGTCACCCTGGCGACAATGCGTTCCCGACTCGGGAGCCTGATAAGCGTCACATCATTGTGCCGGCCAAAGATGTTATCCATCTGTTTGACCGCACATCAGCACGGCCAGGCCAAACCCGTGGCGTGCCTTGGCTTGCATCTGCAATGCAGAGGATGCACCACCTGGACGGTTGGGAGCAGGCCAGTGTCGTCCGCGCTCGCGCTAGTTCTGCATTGATGGGTTTTATCCAATCACCAGAAGGTGAGCTTGACCCAGGCGGCGAGATCTTTAACGAGCAGCGGGTAACAGGCTTTGAGCCTGGCCAATTCAAGTATCTGCAACCGGGCGAGACGGTCACCATCCCTGACATGGATTCACCCACTGGTGAATATGAGCCGTTTCTTCGTGCACAGCTCAGGGCATTGGGTGCCGGTGTTGGCTGTAGCTATGAGGTGCTGAGCAATGATTACAGCCAAAGCAACTATTCATCATCACGACTGGCTTTGCTGCAGGATCGCGACAACTGGCGATCGATACAACAGATGATGAAAGACCAGTTCTATCAACCAATCTTTGATGCTTGGTTGGAGATGGCTGTGCTTAGTGGCGCACTAAATCTGCCTACTTACGAGACAGAGCCTGAGCGTTACGAGGCTGTGCGTTGGGTCTGCAGGGGTTATCACTACGTTGATCCGCAGAAAGAAATTGCTGCACAGAAAGCAGCAGTTCGCAGCGGCTTCAAAACTCTTGCTGATTGCGTAGCTGAAAACGGCGGTGACTTTGATGAGTTCTTGGTTGCCCGTCAGTCAGAGCTGGCCAAGCTCGATGAGATGAACATCATTACGGACACGGATCCGTCTGCTGTGAATGGCAGCGGCGCTAGCCAGTACAAGCCGCTGAACACTGTTGACGCTTTTGGTGACACGCCTGCACCAAGTGGTGAGGATGCAGAAAACGTCGGGGAAGAGGACATTGGCAACTATTGACGGAACAGAAATAGATCTCAGCCCTACTGCAGGGATGAAGGAAGAGGCGCAGCGTTATCGGGACTGGAAGGCTGACGGCAAAGCTGGCGGCACTGAAGTTGCAGCACGCAGGGCATCGCAAATCTTGAGCGGTAACGAGCTGTCTGCAGACACAGTTATTGCAATGGCTGCATGGTTTGCCCGCCATGAAGTCGATAAGCAAGGCAAAGGTTTCACGCCAGACGAGGATGGCTATCCGTCGAATGGTCGAGTTGCGTGGTCAGCATGGGGCGGAGACCCTGGACAGGTGTGGTCTACTAACAAGGCAGATAGAATTAAAGAAATCCGCGACCGTACTATGTCCGACGATTTGCAAGTAAGGGCAGAGCCCGACGAACTTAGCGTCGGAGACTTTGTACGTTGGGACAGTGCCGGAGGCGCAGCCGAAGGCAGGATTGACCGCATTGAGCGTGACGGGACAATCAGTGTTCCTGATTCAGATTTTGAAATCAACGGTGACGAGGATGATCCTGCAGCGTTAATCACAGTGTTTCGTCAAACCGATGAAGGGAATGAGGCAACTGATGTGCAGGTTGGGCATCGATTCTCTGCATTGACAAAGATTGCTGCTCTGCGTTCAGCTCCTGCTCTCTACAAGCGGGCAGGTGAAACCAAGTTTGAGGAGCAGGAAGACCGCGTGATGGAATTCAGCTTCAGCTCTGAATATCCCGTTGAACGGGGCTTTGGCATGGAGGTGCTGAGCCATGAGGATGGCGCTGCTGACCTTGGCCGATTGAACGATGGCGCACCGCTTCTGTTTAATCACGACATGGATCGACCGATTGGAGTCGTCGAGCGTGCCTATTTAGACAAGGACAAAAAGAAGGGTTTTAGCCGTGTTCGCTTTAGCCGTAACTCTTTTGCGCAAGAAATTTTGACAGATGTCAAAGACGGCGTAATGAGAAATATAAGCGTCGGATACAGAATTAAGGAGATGGAAGAACGCAATAATGAGTTTGTTGCGACGAATTGGGAACCTTATGAAGTTTCAATTGTGAGCGTGCCTGCTGATCCCAAAATTGGGGTTGGGAGATCCTTGCTCCCCACTACTACAATCGAAGAAGAAGAAGCCATTGCGGCGGATTCTGCGGCTCGCGTCGCACCACAAAGTCCACCTGATTCTGACGAACCAATGTCCACAGCACCCGACATCAATGTGGTGCGCGATGAAGCTTCTAAAAAAGCAGCTTCTGCAGAGCGCAACCGCATTCGCAACATTCAAGAGCTGTGCAGCAAACACGAAATGCGTGACCTTGCTGAGCAACTGATTGAAAACGGTTCTTCTCTGGACGTAGCCCGTGAGGCTGTGCTTGAGAAGATTGGCGCAAAGCCAGTCGAAACCGTTTCCCCTGTTGAGCTTGGGGAGCGTGACCACAGCAACTATCAGCTTGCTGATGGTATCCGGGCCATGGTTACTGGAGACTGGTCTGGTCGCGGTGCGGGCCTAGTCCGCGAACTGAGCCAGGAAGTCATGCGCAGCTCTGGCGTTTCTGCCAGCTCTGAGCGTTCTTTTTACGTTCCGTTCAGTGCGCTGAGCCGTGCTACTTACGTCACTTCAACCGCTAACGCTGGCGGGAATATTGTTGCCACTGATCTGCTCGCTGGCGATTTTATTGAAGCTCTGCGTAATGCCTCCCCGGTGATGGGTCTGGGCGTTCGCACTATGAACGGCCTTGTTGGTGATGTGGCAATTCCTCGCCGCTCTGGTGTTGCGACTACCTATTACTTAAGCAGCCAGACCACGGCGATCACTCAGTCAGAGAGTACCTTTGACCAAGTGACAATGTCGCCAAAGAACTTGGCCGCTTTGTCCAAGTTTGCTCGTCAAGTCTTGATTCAGGGCACCCCTGGCATTGAAGACCTTGTGCGGGGTGACCTGACTGATAGCATCCTGGCCGCCTTAGATTCTGCCATTATCAACGGTTCCGGTTCTTCCGGCCAGCCCACCGGCATCCGTAACACCTCTGGCATTGGCTCGGTTGCTATGGGCACTAATGGCGGTGCGTTGACCATGGAAAAGGTTGTCGATCTTGAGACTGAGATCCTCCAAGACAACGCCTTGGTGGGCAACAGCATGGCTTATGTCACTAATGCAAAAGTTCTTGCCGGGCTTAAAAAGCTAAGGGCGGGCGGTTCGTCTTCTACAGACGGCGCTTTCCTTTTCAACGCTGATTTGCAGGCCATCGGTCGCGGTCCCACGCCTCTGACCTTGAACGGGTATCCAATTGCTCAAACCAATGCAATCCCCTCCAACCTGACAAAGGGCTCTAGCTCTGAGGTGTGCTCTTCACTTGTTATTGGTGATTTCAGTCAAGCTATGGTTGGTTTCTATGGCAACGGTCTTGAAATTGTTGTTGGTGAGGATAGTGATGACTTCGCCAAGGCCCTCACTTCCGTTCGAGCGATTCTTTCTTTTGACGTAGCTGTACGCCACGCTCAAAGCTTTGCATCAATCGAGGACATCACCACCGCTTAATAATGAGGAGGGGGCCGGCAACGGCCCCTTTTTTTTCTTATGCAAATCACCTGCACGCGAAACGTAATGGCATCTGGCAAAGCCCTAGAGGCTGGTCAGGCTTATGACGTTTCAGACAAGGATGGCGCCCTGCTGATTGCTATGGGCAAGGCTGTCGAGGGCGACGCATCTGCTAAGCCCAAGGCAAAGGCAAAACGTACAAGCAAAGCAAAAGACGATGGCGCTTGCAGACTTCCTGGCTGATGATCTTGCCGTTGCGCTAGATGATCCTTTCGCTGTTTCTGCAACAGCAGGGTCAACAACCGCCAACGTCTTGCTTGATATGCCAGGCGAAGTCATTGCTGGTGGCATGGTGTTGAGCACTGATTACACAGTGACAGCAAAGAACTCAGACTTTGGAAGCCTTGTCAGTGGCGACTCGATCACTGTTGATTCGACTGCTTACACAGTCCGCGAGACTCGTTTGGTTGGTGACGGGCTCATGGTCGAAATCGCACTACAAAAAACATGACGACAAAACGTGAATCAATCTTGGCTGATATTGCCTCAAGTCTTGCTGGCACTGCTGAGGTTGGTACGCGTATCTATCGCAGCCGTGTTGTCCCGTTAAGTCGTGGCGAATCACCGGCCTTAGTCATTGAGCCAACAGGCGACACGCCTGAACAAAGCTTGCGGCTGGATCGTTTGGATTGGAGCCTCGGCGTTCGTGTGTCAGTCATCGTGCGATCTTCTGTGCCAGATCAGGCGGCTGATGCGATCGTTGAGGACGTTCACAGCAAGATGATGAATGACTTAACGGCTGGAGGGTATGCAATTGACGTTGAGCCTGCTTCGGTGAGCTTTGAGCAGATTGACGCTGATCAGCCGGCTGGTGTCATTGGGATGAATTTTGTTGTGAAATATCGGACTTTATTAACAGATCTCAGCTCTGGGTGACCTTGCTAAGATTGACTCATTGAACCTGCTGGCTTGTTATGCCATTGCTATCACGCAAAAAGCTGTTGCTGGCAAAGCTGGAATCAACCTACGGCACAGATCCAACTCCAACTGTTGGCAGTGACGCGATCCAGGTGCGCAACGTCGAAGCAACTCCTCTTGAGGTTGAGACGGTAAATCGGGAGTTAGTTCGTCCTTTCTTGGGCCAGGCTGATCAGTTACTAGCTCAACAGCGAGTGTTGATCAACTTCGAGGTTGAATTGGCCGGCTCTGGCTCTGCTGGCACGGCGCCCGCTTATGGTCCTTTGTTGCAGGCTTGCCGCTGCACAGAAACTGTTGTCAGTTCGACTAGCGTTACATACGCGCCAAACAGCGACGCTACACCTAAATCAGCAACTATCTATTTTAATAATGACGGTGTTTTGCATAAAGCCACCGGCTGCCGTGGAACGTTCACGCTAAACGCAGAGGTTGGGGCCATACCTTTTATTTCGTTTGAAATGACTGGCGTCTTTGTCAACCCAACAGACGTGTCTATCAGTGCCCCAACATACGCTGATCAAGCTGATCCGCTTGTTTTCAAAAATGGCAATTCCTCAAGTTTCCAGGTGTTCAGCTATAGCGGCGCATTGCAGTCGTTGAGCTTTGAATTGTCCAATGATGTTGTTTACAGAGAATTGGTTGGAGGCACAAAAAGTATTGATGTGATTGATCGTGCTCCTTCTGGTGAGTGCGTCATTGAGGCAACAACGATCGCACAAAAGGACTTTTTCAGTGCAGCCACAGGCAGCAGCACAGGGAATTTGACTTTCCAGCACGGAAGCAGTGCTGGCAACATTGCGACATTCACTGCGGCGCAGATTGATTTAGGCGGTCCTTCTTACAGCGATCAAGACGGGATTCAAATGCTTACGCTGCCATACATTGCGACGCCAACAACAGCGGGCAATAATGAGTTCCAATTGGTTTACACCTGATGGCACTGGTTCTTAAGGAATCTGATTCCTACTGCTGGCCTGTCACATACCGGCAACCAGTCTCCGGCGGACGGCGCGAAAAGCAAGAGTTTGAGGCAGAGTTTAAGCGTCTGCCCCAATCTCGCATTGCTGAAATTCAAGAGTTAGCGCAACAACGCATTGACGGCGTTGAGGCTGAAATCTCAGACGTAAGCGTTGCTGATGAAATTTTGGTTGGCTGGGCCGGCATTGTTGATGGCGATGGGGAGCCCTTAGCTTTCACGCGTCGCACAAAGGAACAATTGCTAGAGCTGCCAATGATGGCGGCATGTCTTATCGAGGCTTACTTCACGTCGCTTGTTGAGGAAAAGCGGGGAAACTAATAGGCGCCGCCAAGCACTGGGCTGGCGGCGTAGAGATTGATGAAACAGCAGAAGACGCAAAGCTTTTTGGCCTTTCATTGCCAGAAAAAAAGCGCGTCAAAAACTTTGAGGTTATCCCAGAGGCTTGGGCTGCTGTTGTGATGTTCATGCGTGTGCAGACGCAATGGCGGGTAAGTGCCAATGGAATCGTTGGGCTTGACTACAACGCTGTGCGCTGGGTTTTTGAGCTGTATGACGTTGATGACCCGCGACGGTTGCTGGATGATTTGCAGATCATTGAAGCTACAGTGGTGGAGACTCTGAATCAGCGCGAGAAGTAGCCATGGCTTTTGACATGACGACTGCGCTGACCATAAAAGCAAACGTTGTTGGCGAAAATCAACTAACTGGGTTGCAGAAAGGTTTAGGCAAGGTTGCAGGTCAATCAAACAAGACTGCAAATGCAATGCAGCGGTTGCGCAGGTCAGCCGGCGGTGCGCTTGGGGCCATGCGCAGTTTTTTGCCTGTTATTGGAGTGGCAGGCATTGCAGCTTTTGCGAAACGCTCTCTCGATGCAGCAGATTCAATGTCGAAGCTGTCGCAGCGCACTGGCATTGCTGTGCCGGCTTTGGATCGTTTTAGGCAGGCTGCAAACTTAAGCGATACCAGCATTCAAAGCCTTGAGCGTGCATTCCCGGCTTTGACTAAGAACATGGATGATGTGGCACAGAAAGGTTCAGGCCCTGCATTTGAAGCATTCCAACGGCTTGGTGTATCTGTTACAGATGCAAGCGGCAAATTGCGTGGAGCAGATGACGTGATGCTGCAAATTGCAGACCGTTTCAAAGGCATGGAAGACGGTTCTGAGAAGGCTGCTTTGGCGTCAGCACTTTTTGGAACTCGCATTGGTTCCGAGTTGATCCCAATGTTGAATTTGGGCGGAGAGACAATGCGTAGTTTCTCTACCGTTATGACTCAAGAGTTTGCGGATAGGGCTGCAGGATTGAACGATGAACTGACAAAGGTCAGACATAAACTTAGTGAATTGTTTTTGCAAGTTATGGTTCATGCGCTGCCACACCTTGAAAATTTTGTTAATGCTGTTATTGGCTTAATGGAAGGTTTCAGCAAACTTTCTAAACCGTTGCAGGGAATTATTATTGGGTTCACCGCTTTGAGCGCTGCACTTGTTATTTTAGGCCCAGCTATCCCAGGAATTGTTATAGCCTTCAAAGGTCTAGCCGCACTAAAAATTGGCGCAATGTTTGTTGCAATTGGTGGCGCTATCCTTAAAGTTGGCGGCATTTTAGGTGGCTTGCTGCCAATTCTTGCCGGCGTTTTTACTGGACCAGTCGGCTGGATTGCATTGGCTGCGCTTGCAGGTGCTGCGTTATTTGCTTTCCGCGATAGAATTGCGACCGCTTTCACAAATTTAGTTGATGCAGTGCGAAGGCCTATAGTAGCGATTGCAGGTTTTATCCAAGGCATTTTCAACAACGTTATTGGAGGTGTTCAAAGGGCTGTGAACGTTGCAATTAATCAGATAAATCGTCTTATTAGAATTGCGAACAGAGCACTAAATGCGATTGGCATGAGCGGAATAAGCACTATTCCGAATGTTAATCTCCCTCAATTTGCTGAGGGTGGCGTGGTAAATAGGCCAACTGTTGCAATGGTTGGCGAAGGTGGCGAACCTGAATACATCATCCCAGCATCAAAAATGGCTCATGCTGCAGCTAATTATCTTGGCGGAGCGCGTGGCGGGTCTGTAATCCCAGCTTTTGCTAATGGTGGCGTTGTTGGCCCTGGAGCGAATGCAGGGGGCACAACCGGCGGCGCTGGTAACACAACAGTGCAAATAACGACAGGCCCTGTTTTGCAGCAAAATGGTCAAGATTACGTGACACTGAATGACTTGGAGCGGGCTTTGCAAGATTTTGGCAGTCAAATTTTCCGTAGCAATCGCAGTTATGGCGGGCGACGTTATCGGGGGGCAATCTGATGGGGAGGGCCCAAGCTCAGTATTTGAGAATTTTTGATGACACAACATCGTATGCACGTTGGCAGTCTTATTACGTCAATCAATCTGTAACGCTCAGCGGCGATAGTTATGAATACATGCCATTCAATGCAAGTGGCATTGTGCAGTCAGGGGCAAGCGGGGGCAAAACTGTTTTAGTTGAAGCCCCGTCTACAACGAGCATGGTTGAAGCCATAACGCTTGCTTTAAGCAATGGCCGTTTTTGTGAGCTTCGAGTTTTTGAGTTCGACAGTCGACTTGATCAAACAGCACCACAATCTGGACAAACTTTGATTGCAACTTATACGGCAAAGGTGATAAATGTGTCTGGCACGTTTACTTCGCTAAATTTTGAGCTTGGGTCTAGCCTGTCACCAGTGGGCGCACAAGTTCCACCACGTAAATTCACAAGCTATTTAATTGGAGCACCGTTGAGGATATGACCCTTAATATCTCAGATCCGCTTTCGTTGCTGCCGTATCAGAACGGGCTAGCAGATCCGGTGTTGGTAGAGGCCGCAGCTGCAGCTGCTGAAGATTTAACAGCAAATCAAAAGGCCTACAAGATTGGCGATGTTGTTCCAATTGTTTTCTGTCGGCGCGTTAGCAATAACGGCGGCGTGATGGTCAGCCCTGGCGCTACAGAGGCAAGATACCAAAACGACAGCACAACAAACGCGTTGACGGTCAGCTTACATCTAGTCCTTAGCGACGGTGAGTTGCCAACAATTCCAGTGAAAGATGTTTTTGTTGGGCCATGCAGACAAGGGACTTGGAATCAAAACTACAACCGTCGCTCTGGCACTTGGTTGCCTGGAAATTTTGTGACAACAGTAAGCGGCAAGCAGCCATGGGCGTGTCCTTTTTATTGCGGCACTTCAGGCAGTTACACAAACATGACCACACTCAGTTATGTCAACACGTTTGTCGATGGGAGTGTTCGTTGGCAACATCAAGTTCATGCGTTTGTGCGTGAAGGGATAAAAATTACACGGATTATTGACAGTACGTTAGGCCCTAGTAACAACGTAATTGATCTTGCAATTTATCTAATGACTCAATCTGCTCGCGTTTTGAGTGCTTCAATTGATAGCGCTCAGATGCTTGCAGGCGCAAATTTTTGCGAAACAAACGGGCTTTTTTATAACGGAGTCTTCAAAGAAAGCCGTAATCTTGAGGAGTGGTTAGAGCAGATTGGCAATGACTTTTTGCTTCGCTTGGTTGAAGTAGACGGCAAATTTGGTTTTCGCCCGCGATTGCCTGTTAATGCTAATCACACTATTAAAACAACAACGCTTGATTGGGTGTTTACTTTTTTAGAGGAGCATTTATTGGCAGATGGGTTTGAAATACAATACATCTCGCTCGAAAATCGACAGCCAGTTTGTTTGCAAATGATATGGCGTCAGCAGCCTGATTCTGATATTGGCTTTGCAAGAACAACGGAGATGCGTTATTCAGGCGAAGCATTAAACGGACCGTTTGAGCAGCATGATTTGAGTCAATTTTGCACAAGTGAAAGCCATGCTGTAAAAGTTGGCGCCTATCGTTTGGCTCGTCGAAAATTTATCACACATTTGCTTAGATTAAAAGTAAAACCGAGCACCTACAACAGCACTTTGTCTCTTGGCGATGTGGTGCGTGTTAAGTTGCGTCGAGAAACTGGAGTTACGGGCTTAAGTTATCATGACTTTTTATATGAAGTTGATCGAATAGAAAAAACAGCAAGTGGCGTTTGCGTTCTTGATCTAACACACCTACCAATTGACAGCCAAGGCAGAAGTTTAGTAGCCCTTGAGGTTGCAGGCGCTACGGCGGTTGGAGCAACTATTGCAGTTGGACGGAACGATTACAACTGTGACGACAATTCAGCGTCTGACAACACTGATTTGGGTAATGATGGTTTAAATGTTTCTCTTGGCAGTGCGCCGTCTTTAAGCAGTTCGAGTTTGAGTTTAAGTCAGCCGTTAGGCCTCGGAGGGGTGC